GAAACGATCGAGGCGGGCAGCGCGCCCGTCATCATCGCCGCCGCCGCTCACCGCCCGCAGCTCTCGGCGGGCGCAATGGCGCTCGCGATCGCCGGGGCGCAGCGCGGCGAAATCGAGGCGACGAACCTCGTCCGGGCAGCGCTGACCGAATCCGCGATCGCCGACCTGACGGGCGTGCTGCCGCCGTCGTATCAGTCGGAAATCATCGGCGGCAAGTCAACGCCGCGCCCGCTGTTCGGCGTGTTCGGCGGGCGCTCGCTGCCGTCGTCCGGGCTCGCGATCGTCAAGCCGAAATGGGGCGTCACTCCGGCAGGCGGCTGGATCGCCGGTAACACGGGCGATGCACCCTCGAACGCCGCCACGATCGGCACGCAGCAGGCAGACATCATGGGCTGGGCGTGGGGCATCGCGATCCCCTATATGCTCGCGCAGCGCTCCGATCCGGACGTGCTGACGGCGATGTACGGCGAGGCCGTGCAGGATTTCTACGACGACGTGGAAACCGCGATCGCCGCCGAGCTGGCGGCGAACGGCGTCGAGGGCGTCGGCACGACGATCGGCGCGCTGATCGGCGAGTTCGCCGCCGCGACCGACCGCACGCCCGACGTGGTGCTCGCCGCGCCCGACGTGTGGGGCACGCTCGCCGATAACGACTCGCTCACGTCGGCGATCGCCGTCGGCGACTCGGTGAGCGCGACGGGCGAGCTGTCGGCGTCGTTCGCCGGGCTTCGCATCGTCGCGTCGGCGAAGCTCGCGGCGGGCACGATCATCGTCGCGACGAAGCGGGCGATCGATGCTCGCGTCACGAATCCCGTCAAGCTGACGGTAAACGCGATCGGCGCTCTAAACGTCGAGCTGGGCGTCGTCGGCGAGGCTCTCGTCGATACCGACTATCCCGGCGAAATCCTGCGGGCGAACGACGGCATCGCGCTCGCGGCGGCAGCATCGAAGCGTAAGGCTTCAAGCTGACCGATCAGCACGAACCGGCAGGGCTCGGCGCTGGTAAGGCAGCGTCGAGCCCTGGCGTGCTCGCGTCCGGGCTCGGGAAAGCCGACCCTGACACGTTCGCCGTCGGCGACCCATGGATAACTCCCGACGACGTGGCGGCGTATCACGACTGGCCGGGCACGCCCGAGCAGCGCCTCGTGGACGCGACCGCCGCCGTCCGTGCCGCCGTCGAGCGCCGCCGTTCCGACCTCGATTTCGCCGACGGCACGCTCGTCGCCGCCGACATTCGGCTAGGCGCGATCCGCTGGGCCGGGCTCATATTTCAGGCTCGCGGCGCGCCGTCCGGCTTCACGGGCTACGACGGCGAGAGCACGATGCTCGACGCGCTCGGCGCGCAGCGCGGCGAGATCATGCGTCTGATCGGCTGGCGGCGTCCGGTGGCGCTATGACGCTCGCGACGGCGGCGATCGAGCGCGTGCTAGAGCTGCTCGCCGCAAACGGCGTGGACGCTACCGCCGACGCGGGCGCGCTCACGCCCGACCCTATCGGCGTGCTCGTCGGGCTTCCCGCGCTCACGGGGCGCACGCTCGCGGGCGCTCACTACACCGTGCCCGTCACCGTCGTAACCGGCGACCCGCTCTCGACGCTCGCCGCCCGTGATCGGCTCTACGACACCGCCGACGCCGCCGCCGACGCGATCGGTGCCGCCACCTACTCGCCGTCGTCGTTCTCGAACGGCGTCAACGCCGAGCCGCTGCCGTCGCTCGAACTAGTCGCCAATGTCTCGCTCTCACGACTCTACACGGAGGTAATCACTCATGCCCCTGACTGACTCACGGCTCGGCGTCGGCACGCTCCTGCTCGGTGCCGTCGATCACTCGACCCAAATCGCGAACGCCGTGCTGACGCCCAGCGTGGACGAAACCGACGGCACGCCGACGCTCGCCGAGCCGAGCCCGCTGCCCGAGCAGAAGGAAACGTGGGCGCTCGAAGGCTCGGCGATTCAGGATTTCGAGCTGGACGCCGGTTTCGTCAACTACTGCTTCGATAACGCGGGCAGCGTCGTGCCGTTCGTGTTCACGCCGAACACGACCGACGGCACGAACTGGACGGGAAACGTGCTCGTGCAGTCGGTGCCGATCGGCGGCGACGCGGGCGTGCAAATCACCGCCGATTTCTCGTTCGCGGTCGAAGGCAAGCCGGTACGGGTAGCCGGTGGCGCGACGGCACGCCGAGCTGCGGCGAAGGCGTAGCGTGCTGCGCTTCACGGGCACCGTCTACTACCTGGACGGGCGCACCGAAGCGTTCTCGGCGGGCATGGCGGCGCAAGTCGCGTGGGAGCTGTACGCGCAGCGAAACGGGTTCCCGGTGGGCGGCGACGGCGTGCCGCCCGCGCTCTCGAACCTCGTCATCGCGCACGCCGCGATCCGCTCGACCGACGGCTTCGAGACGTGGCGGCAGATTGTGGACGGTGCCGACGTGACTGCCGAGAATATTGACCCTCCTACCGGGGTTCCGCTTCCAGAATGATCGCCGCCGTCGCGATCGCGACGCGGCAAACCGTCGCCGAGGTGCTCGATATGGAACCGGAAATGTTCGCGGCGCTCGTGGCAGAACTGGAGGAACGCAGCAAAAAATGACGGCGGTAAACGTGGAAACCGAGGGCATCACCGAGACGCTGCGCGCCGTGCAGGGGCTCGACGCCGACCTACGCCGCACCGTCAACGGCGAGCTACGGGCGGCGGCAGGCAAGTGCGCGAACGAGCTGGGCGCGAGGCTTCATATCGCCGCGGCGAGTTCGCCGACGCCGCAGGCGGCGCTCGTCGCCCGCACGATCAAAGTGAAATCTGACCGTATCCCGGTTGTCTCGATCGGCGGCAATCAAAAGGTGGGCCGCTACGGCGCTCGGGCGAGCGCTCTCCAGTGGGGCAGCGAGCAGGGCGGAAAAAACTTCGTCGCGGCGAAGGGCGGCAACTACTGGATTAAGCCGACCGTTGACGAGTTCGCCGACAACGGCGCGATCGCCGTCTACCGGCGCGCCGTCTACGAAATCATGCACAAGTGGGGGCTCGTCTAAGTGGCGGGCGTCGGCAACATCCTGATTCGCGTCGGCGCTGAAACCGCGTCGGCAGTCTCGAACCTCGGCAAGGTCGATAAGGCGCTCGGCTCAACGATGAGCACGAGCGAGAAAATGGGCGCGGGCATCAAGAAAGCAGCGCTGCCCGCCGCCGCCGTGCTCGGCGCGCTCGGCGTCGCAGCGATCGGCGCGACGAAAGCTGCGATGGAAGATGCCGCCGCGCAGGACAAGCTCGCCGGGGTGCTGGAGCGCACCGCTGGAGCTACCGCGTCGCAAGTCAAGGCAACCGAGGACTGGATAAGCAAGCAGTCGCTCGCTACCGGCATCGCCGACGACGAGTTGCGCCCGGCGCTCGCGAAGCTCGCCGGGGCAACCGGCGACGTGGAGAAAGCACAAACCGAGCTGACCTCGGCTATGGACGTTTCCGCCGCGTCGGGCAAGTCGGTCGCTCAAACGTCGGCGGCGATCGCGAAAGCTCACGAGGGCTCGATGGGCGCGCTCTGGAAAATGGTGCCCGGACTGAAAGCGGCGACGGCGGGCTCGAAGGATATGACCGTAGTGATGGGCGAGCTGTCGAAAATGACGGGCGGCGCTATGGCCGATTCCGCAGCGACCGGCGCGGGCCAAATGAAAATCCTGCAAGTGCAGGCCGCCGAGCTGCAAGAGACGCTCGGCGCGGCGCTCATTCCCGTCGTGGACGCGCTGCTACCGATCCTCACGAAAATGGGCAACCTTATGGCCGATCACGTCGGCGTCGTCAAGGCGCTGATAGCGGTCGTCGCGATCCTCGCAGGGGGCATCATCGCCGCTAACGCCGTGATGAAAGTCGCGACCGTGGCTACGCAGGCGTGGACGGTGGTGCAGAAGCTCGCGACCGCCGCGCAGTGGCTATGGAATGCCGCTATGGACGCTAACCCGATCGGGCTCATCATCATCGCGATCGGGCTGCTCGGCGCGGCGTTCGTGCTCGCCTACAAGAAATCCGAGACGTTCCGCGACGTGGTGCAGGGCGCGCTCGGCGTCGTCAAGGGCGCGATCACGCTGCTCGGCACGGCGTTCACGGGGCTCAAAAACATCGCGTCGGCGGTGTGGGACTTCATCACCGAGCACTGGAAAGTCGGGCTGTTCGCGTTCGGGCCGATCGGCGCGGCGGTGTACGCGATCGTCACGAACTTCGACAAGGTGAAAGCGGTAGCCGGTGCCGCCGCCGACACCGTGGCGAGCGCGATCCGCGGCATCACGTCGGCGATCGAAGGCGTGATCGGCGCGGTTCAGTCGCTGATCGACTGGCTCGGCAAGATTCGCGTCCCTCATATCTCGCTGCCGCACATACCGGGCACGCTCTCGGTTGCCTCGTCGCGCTCGTTCGCGCTCTCGCCCGCCGCCGCGGGCTACTCGTCGCGCAGCACGTCGCGGGCGAGCTCCAGCGGGGCGACGACCATCAACGTCTACGGCGCGATCGATCCCGAGGGCACGGCGCGCACGATCCGCCGTCTGCTCGATGACCGCGACCGCCGACAAGGAAGGATCATCCGATGAGCCGACTACCCGTGATCGGCGGCGACGCTGACAACTGGGGCACGATCCTGAATGACTTTCTAGACGTGGCGCACGCCGCCGACGGCACGCTCGCGCCGCCAATCTCGACGGGCACGGCACGGTTCGCGCTCGACACGTCTCAGCAATCGGGAATGGTCATCGCGGCTAACGCGATCGCTAACCCGTTCGGGAACGTGCCGAATTTCGCCGGAATATTCGCGATCAATGACCCTATGCTGACGGGCGCGACCGCGCTATTCATCTGCGGCGGCGGCTTTGTCACGAAGATTGCCGAGGGTAATTCGATCAATCCGACATATACAACCGCTAAGGATACGGCGAACAAAATAAACGTCTATATGGCACCGGGCAATTACGTCGAGATTCAAAATAAATGGCCGAATTCGATGCGGGCGTGCGTGACGGCTATCAGAATGCGCGACTCGGCGTGAGCTACGGCGCGGGCGTCTACGGCGCGGGCGTCTACGTCGGCACGCCGACGCTCACGATCCTCGCTATCACGATTGACGGTGTGCCGGTGCCGCTCGATCGCGTCGTCGCCGACGTGACTATCCATCACGGGCGCGCGGATTTCTTCGATTCGGCGAGCGCGTCAACGTGTCAGCTCACGCTGCTCGGCGTCACGAGGGCGATGATGCGCCCGTTTCGGCTCGGCTCGCTGCTCGTCGTCACCGCGATCGACGCTGCCGGTAGCGCGCCACGGTTCACGGGCCGGTTCACCGACGGGTCACTGCTCGGCGACTCGTTCACGGGCATCGCGGTCGCGAGGCTACGCACGCTCTCCGGCTACACCGTCGGCACCGCCGCCTACCCCGAGGAAACGTGGAGCGCCCGCGTCACGCGCATATTCGGCGAGGCCGGGCTCGCGGCGCAGCTCGTGCTCGAAACGGGCACGCTCGACCCGATCCTGCTCGCCCGTCCGATCGAGCCCGTCGCGCTCTCGGCGTACCTCGATTCGCTCGCGACGATGCTGCAGGCGGCGGTAGTCGATCTGCCCGACGGCACGATTCTCGTGCAGGCGCTCGCCGCTCGATCGGTAGCCGGGGCGTTCGCTCTCGACCCTGCCGAGGTGCAGTATTCGCCGACGTGGGCGCAGCGCCTACCGGGCGGCAACGTCGTCACCGTCACCTACGGCGAGCCCGAGGCGTCGGTCAGTTCGTCGGACGCCGCGAGCGTCGCGCTGTACGGGCCGATCACGGCGACGATCGGCACCGATTTCAAGCTTGCCGCCGACGCGAATCAAGTGCTGCAGAACCGGCTCGGACGCGACGCCTACGCTCACTGGACGGTGCCGAGCGCGCCGCTGCTCGTCGGCAGGCGGCTTCGGATCGGCAAGCCCGTCACGCTCTCGCTGCTACCGGCGGCGTCGCCGTATGACCCGTGGACGGCGATACTGGAGGGCTACACCGACACGATCGTTTCCGACGGCGACGAACTGGCGTGGACGATGGAACTAGCGATGAGCGACCCGCTGCTATCGGGCATCACGCTCTCGTGGAACGAGACGCCGCCCGCCTACAAGTGGAATACGATCAATCAAACCGTGGCGTGGCGCGACGCGCTCTCGCTTGACTCACTGACACCGTAAGGAAGGGGCGACCGTGCCGAACACCGCTGGAGGGCTAAAGCTCCCATATCCCGCCGCGACCGATCCCGTCGCTCAGGGCGCTGCCGCGATTCAGGCTCTCGCGGAAGCGAGCGAGAAATCGGTGCTCGGACTCCCGATCGTGCTCGTCGCGTCGCTCGGGCAGAAACAGACCGATAACTACGGCTGGAAGGAAACGGGGCAGTACGCGTATCTCCCGTGGGCCGCGTTCAAGGCGGGCGGGCTCAAACTCGATTTGCGGCTCGTCGGCGAAGTGTGGGACTCTCAGGGGCACGTCTCTCAGGGCGCGGCGATGCAAGCCAACTTCGCCAATCACGACGCGGCGCTCGGCGCAGGCGTGGGAATCTGGACGAGTTCTCAGTATCCGAACTACGGCACGACGCCGATGCTCCGTGATTCGGGCTGGATACCGTTCGCTCCGGGTGCCGCTTATGACGCGTCCGAGTGGGTGCGGCTCTCTGTGCTGACTCAGGCGAGCAATACGGGCCAGTTGACCTATTCGCGGCTGAATCTGCTAGGGCGGCTCGGCGCGGCGTGATTCTCGGGCTCTCGATCATCCCTGACGTGGCGCTCGGCGTGCTCGCGGTCGCGCTCGCGGGGCTCGTCAAGGTGGTCTGGTCGATCGCTTCGAGGCTCGCCCGGCTAGAGGGCGAGCTGGGAGTCGATCCGTCCGACCGGAAGGAGTAGGATCGTGCCCGTGACCCGCGCCGCCGTCATTGCCCGCCGCCGCCGCCTACTCGCGGCGTGCGCGGGCGATCGCGAGCAGGCCGATGCCGTCGAGCGAATGCTGCGGGCGGCGGGCGCGTGACTATCTCGACCGCCGATTTCCCGTATACCGGCCCGTACTCGATCGACGGCAACGGCAAGCACAAAGGCCCGACGGCGCTGTGCCTGAAACGGGCTATGGCGCGGCTCGGATTTCTGCCGTGGGAACCGGACGTGTGGGATAACGCCTACAACAAGAAGCTGGAGTCGGCGCTCGATCGCTGGGACGCGGGCGCGAACGGCTACGCGACCGGACGCTACGACAAGATCCGCAGCGCGAAAATCCCGGTGGGGTTGCCGCACGCATCCGAGCACGCGCTCGACTCGGTGTGCATTAGCCTCGTCGCCGACGAGGCGAAGGCCGGGCCGGGCGTGCCCGACCTCGGGCCGATGTTCAAGGGCGGCAAGTCGGTGCTCGCGCACGATCTGACGCACGCCACGTCGGGTATTCCGCTTTACCCTGCGTTCGATGACGCTTTCTCGCAGGGCACGACGATCATTGCGCCCGAGAAGCTGACCGTCACGCGAGCATCGTCGTCCAATCCTGGCGACGCCGCCTACTTCGACGGGGCGAGCGGGCTTCGATACTGGGTAGGGCACCTGACCGTCGCGCCGAGCAATGTCGGCGCGATCATCGGTAAGGGCTCGTCGCTCGGGCAAGTGTGCGTCAACAATCAAGGTGGCGGGCCGCACGTTCACGTCGCGATAAACGTCGAGAAATATCCGGGCTTCGGCGCGGGCGACCAGTTGAAGCATCACACCAACTACACGCACGGCGCGCCGACGATCGGCGACCAGCTCGCGGCGGTGCTCCTATGATCGTCAACCTTCCGGGGCTCGCTACCGTCGTGATTGCCGTCGTGCTCGTGCTCGCGTTCCTGTTCGGCTGGGGCGTCGCGTGAGCGAGTATCTGCCGCCCGCGCTGCTCGACGTTATCCGCGGCGCAGCGAACGGCGAAACGATCGCCGACACCGCCGCCCGCCGCGTCGTGTCGCCGCACACCGTCAAGTCTCAGCGCCGCGACGCGATGCGCGAGCTGGGCGCTAAGACGATGCCGCACGCCGTCGCGATCGTCGTGAAGGAACGGGCGGCGTAGCCTCGAATGAGCACGAGTGACGCCGCCACGATCGAGCCGATGACCGCCGAGCGCGCTTTCGGGCTTGTGCGCCCGTATCTGCGCGTCGCGGCGCTCGACGTGCTGCGCCGCGCCGCCGTCATCGAGCGCGAGCTAGCCGAGGGCGTCGGGCCGATCCCTGAGGGCATCGAGAGCCGGCTAGCCGAGCGCGTCGCGCTGGGCGAGGGCTACGGCTGGAACCTCTACGAGCTGCAGTCGGCGTGGACGCCCGACCGGATCGAGGCCGAGCTTTACGACGAACTGCTCGACGCGATCGTGTACCGGGCGTTGGCGCGCCGCCTGCAAGTGCTCGCGATTCAGGCGCTGCCACGGTGAACGGGTGCGGCGTCGCCGTCCTATGGTGCCTCGCGTTTTGGGTGGCGCTCGGCGTGCTCGCGCTTAGGGCGTGCCGGTGAACGTCGAGCGAGAGCTTGCCGCGCTCGACGCCGCGCTCGCCGAGCTTCGAGCCTCGATCGCCGCGCCGCTTCGCGAGCTGCTCGTTGACGTGCTCGTGCTGCTCACGACGCGCCGGGCGCTCGTCGTCGGCGCGCTCGTGCTCGCCGCGCTCGTCTGCTTCGGGTGGTTCGTGCTCGAACTGATACGCACGCTTACATAGTCGCCGCCTAGACGCGGCGACAGTAGCGAGCGCCTTTCAGCTCGTGTAGCGGTCGCGTCGAATCGTCGGCGTTTACTCGACGCCCAAAGGCCTCGCGAAAATGAATCGCGGCGGCTGGGTTAGACGTTCTCCGCTCTTGACCTTTCGCGCTTTTGACTTTCGCTCTTTCGTTCGTTCGGTTCGACTCGATCGTGCGCGAGGGGTATTCTCCGGGGCGAACTGCTAATCGAGCGGGCTTCGCCCGCGCTCATCATCAGGAAGGGACGCCGCCATGCACGACGAGGATCAGATTCAACGGCTGGAGTTGCTCGAAGCGTCTATGCGTATCGGGCTCACGACGACGCAGCGCGTCGAGTTGGAGGGCGACCCGTCGCGGGCCGTCGCGATCATCGAGTTCGCCGAGCAGCAGCACGCGCTGCGGTCGATCGCGGGCTTCACGGTAGCGCGCTACCGGGCAGGCTTCGATCCGCGCTCGGCACCGTCCAAAAGCTCAGTGACGGCGCTGCCGCGCCGACGCGAGCCCGAGCCCGTCGAGCAGGCACCGAGCCTTTCGGCGATCGAGTACGCATGGAGCTTCGAGCGCTCGCCGCTGCTCGAATCGGTGCTCGGCATGATGTGCACCGCGATCGGGCGCACGGGGGGATTCGAGGCGGTGCTTCGCGATGGATGGTGGACGCGAGAGCGCTTCGACGGCGAGGGCGAGCTGGTAGCGGTCGCGTGCGACTGCGGGCCGGGCGACTGCGGGCACAACCTCGTCGGCTCGTGAACGACGACGGGCAACTCGGCTTCGATGACCTAGACGACGAGGCGCACGCCCGCCGCGCCGACCCGTTCACGTCGCACGAGGCCGCGGCGAGCATCGAGCCCGACAAGCTGCGCGATAGCCAACTCGCCGTGCTCAAACTCTTGACGTGGCTCGGGCCGATGCACCACGCCGAGATGATCGAGCAGTATCGCCGCTACCGCGACCAACTCGGCTTCGCGCCGCAGTCCGACTCGGGCTTGCGGTCGCGCTGCAACGAGCTGTGCGACGCGGGGCTCGTGCAGGCGTCCGGTGAACTCGTCGTGCTGCCGTCGGGCAGGCGCTCGATCGTGTGGGCCGTCACGCCCGACGAGTAGCCTAACGACGTGGGGCGCACCGTCGTATGGTTCTCGGCAGGCGCGGCGTCGGCCGTCGCTGCGAAGCTCACGCTCGCGGTGACGCCCGACGCCGTGCTCGCCTACACCGATCCGGGCAGCGAGCATCCCGATAACGAGCGATTCCTGCTCGACTGCGAACAGTGGTTCGAGGCGTCCGTCGTCCGGCTGCGATCCGACCGCTACCCCGACACCTGGGCGGTGTTCGAGCAGCGGCGATTCCTCAACTCGCCGCGTGGCGCTCTCTGCACAACCGAGCTAAAGAAACGAGTACGGCAGGCGTTCCAGCTCGCCGACGACATACAAGTATTCGGCTACACCGCCGACGAGTCGCACCGAGCCGAACGCTTCCGCCTGCAGAATCCCGAAGTCGATTTGCGCACGCCGCTGATCGAGTACGGGCTAACGAAATCGGACTGTCTCGCGATGATCGACCGGGCCGGTATCGAGCTGCCCGCGATGTACCGGCTCGGCTACCGCAACAACAACTGCGTCGGCTGCGTCAAGGGCGGCGCGGGATACTGGAACGCGATACGTCGAGACTTCCCGCCGACCTTCGAGCGCATGGCGCTGCTAGAGCGAGAGCTGGGCGCGTCGGTACTGCGCATGGATGGTGAGAGCGTGTACCTCGATGAGCTAGACCCGAAGCGAGGAACGCACGCTACCGATCCTGAGTTCGAGTGTTCGCTGCTCTGCACGATCGCCGAGCTAGACCTATGAGCACGAGCACGAGAGCACGGGGCAAGGGCACCGTGCGTTCCTATGAGTGGCGGGCTCACCGTGCCGCGATGCTGCCGCTACTGATTGCCCGTACCGACGGGAACTGTGAGCGCTGCGGCGAGCCGATCGACCTCGATGCTCCAGCTCGCTCACCGCGCTCGGCGTCGGTCGATCACGTCCATCCGATCGGGCTAGGCGGCGAGCTGCTCGCGCCGCTCGATGACCTACGCCTGCTCCATCACGGGTGCAACTCGAAGCGGGGCAACGCGATGAGGCGAGGCCGGGCGACGGTGCGTGCAGTCGTGCCTGCAGTTGAGCTAGAGCCCGAGCTTCCCGCGCCGAGAGAGCGAGACTATCCGCGCATCGAGCGCCCGTCCACGTTCGAGCATCCGTCGCTGTTCGATGAGCACGAGCTGCATGAAATGCAGAAACATTCGCATAAAAAAACTGGGCCCACGATTTTTAATAGGGCGGCAACCCGCGCCCAGTCACCATTCTCTATCTCTCCCGGTTCCGAATCATGCAAGCCGAATATGCAGGCGATTTCCCCGGAAGCGATCGAGCTTGTGCCGCCACGGTTCGAGACGCCGCGACCGTCTGACGTGGGCTCGTCCTACGGTGCCGAAGCGACGGCGTGGGTACGCGAATACCTCGGGCTGGAGCTGTACCCGTGGCAGCGCTACGCGCTGGAGCGAATCCTCGAACGGCGCGACGACGGCTCGCTGCGGTGGCGGCGCGTCATTCTCACCGTGGCGCGTCAGTCGGGCAAGTCGGTGCTCTCGCGAGGCCTGTGCTCGTGGCGGCTCGGTGCCGCCGACCTGTTCGGCGGGCCGCAGGACGTGCTCTCGATCGCGAACGTGCGCGAGACTGCCCGCCGTCACTGGCAGCTAGCTGCAGGGCCGCTCTCGGCGGCGATCGGCGCGAACGTCCGACGCTCGAACGGGCAAGAGTCGCTCGATCTGCTCGACGGCAGCTCGTGGAAGGTGGCGGCGGCGACGCTCGACGGCGGCGTCGGCTCGTCGCTGCACCTAGCGTTCGTTGACGAGGGCTGGAGAATCTCGCGGCAAGTCGTGGACGGCTCGCTCGCGCCGACGATGCTCGCGACCGAAAGCCCGCAGCTCATCCTCGTCTCGACGGCGGGCGACGGCGGCAGCGAACTGCTCATCGAGGAACGACGCCGGGCGCTCGCCGAGCTGGGCGAGCCCGACACCGCGACGACGCTACTGCTCGAATGGAGCGCGCCCGCCGACGCCGACCACGGCGACCGGGCCGCGTGGAAAATGGCGTCGCCGCAGTGGTCGCGCTCGCGCATCGCCGCGCTGGAGCACGCGCACAAGACAACGAGCGAGGGCGAGTTCGCCCGGCAGTACCTCAATATCTGGCAGCGCGCCGCCGCGTCATGGATTCCTTCGAGCGCGTGGGCGTCGGGCGCGAGCCCGACGCTGGAGCTGCCGCAGCGCCCGCCCGGATCGGTCGCGATCAACGACGACGCCGACGGCTCGGGCTACGCCTACTGCTTCGCCGTCGCCGACGCCGACCTCGTGAAGGTGAGCGGGCGAGTGTTCACGACGCGCCGCGAACTGTGGGCCGAACTGGAGCTGCTCGCCGCCGCCCGCCGCGGGCTCACGGTGCTCTACCCTGCGTCGTTCGAGGCGCACGTCGCGAAGCTCTCGGGCGTCGAGCTGGTGAAAGTCGCGACCGCCGAGCAAAAGGCCGGTTTCGCGCCGACCCGCTCCGCGATCGCCGACGGCAGGCTCGTCCACGACGGCGACGCCCAGCTAACCGAGCACGTCCTAACCGCCGTACCGGTGACGATTCCCGATCAGGGCACGACGCTCAACTCGAAGCGCTCGCCCGGCCCTATCTACGCGGCGCGGGCGATGGTATGGGCAGTCGGGCACGAGCTTCGCACCGACCGCAAGCCTCGCGCTCTCGTCGTCGCAGGGTAGGTACACTCGCCCGATGCTCGAAGGTGGACGCCGCCGCTATCACGCCGACTCGCTCGTCGCGCTCGCGATCATCGTCGCGTGCGTCGTCGCGTTCGTCGCGCTCGTGCTCGTGTTCGGCTGGGGATGGCAGTGAGTCCACCACTGGGCATTCCAATCCTTCACCCGGCGACGGGCAAAGAGATCCGCCCACAGGTCGCGTGTGACCGCTGCTCGCTCGGGGTGATGGACGCCACCAATCCGCACCTGTACGGCGAGTGCGGCTGCGGCTGCCACGACCGCCCGTACCACGCCGATCACGACGCGCACCTGCTCGTCGCGTTCGTCGCGCTCGTGCTCTGGCTCGTCTAGATACGCCGTAGGCATGATGCGGTAGGGCTCGCCGCGTGCGAGCCTTACGACGTGGGGAGACTCTCGCAGTGGGTTACGGGTTCGTCGCTGGCGGCGTCCGAGCCCGTGGCTCGTGCGGAGTCTCCCCGTACATCGTCGCTCGAAACCGCGTCGATCGTGCTGCCCGAGAGCACGACGAAAGAGCTAGCGATGCAGATACCTGCCGTCGCCGCCTGCCGCGACCTCATCATCGGCGCGATGATTCAGTTCCCGCCGATCCGCTACCGCGGCACCGAGGTACTCGACGCCGGCCCGCTGCTAACGCAACCCGACCCGTCTACGACGTTCGCGGCGTGGCTCTCGGCGACCGTGGACGACGTGCTTTTCCACGGGCGCGCCTACGGGCACGTCATCGCCCGAGACGATCAGGGGTTCCCGCGCTCGATCCGGCATCTACCGTTCGAGAGCTGCACGCCGATCACCGAGGGGCAGACGGCGGGCGGCTATGCGTCGCTGACCGGCTACCGCGTCACGGGCGCATCGAAACCGCTGCCCGTCGCCGACGTGCTTCGCTTCGACTCCACGTCGCCGGGCGTGCTCACTACCGGCGCTCGCACGCTCGCCGCCGCTACCGAGCTGGAGCTTGCCGCCCGTCGGCTTTCCGCAGTCGAGCTACCGGCAGGCGTGCTGGAAAACACGGGCACCGAGCTAGGCCCGGACGAAGCTGCCGAGGTGCTCTCGGGCTTTCAGGCGGCACGGCGGGCGTCGGGCGTCGCGTTCCTGCAGGGCGTCACCTACAAGCGCGAGCAGCTCTCGCCCGCCGACCTCCAGCTCATCGAGGCGCGGGCGCACGTCGCGACCGAAGTTGCCCGCCTATTCAACGTGCCCGTGGCGATGATCGGCGCGAGCCCGTCCGGTGGCGCTGCCGCGATGCTGTACGCGAACCTTGCCTCGCAGCAGGCGCTGCTCGTCAGCACCGCCGTCGCGCCGCCGCTGCACTGCATCGAGGCGACGCTATCGCTGCCGTCGGTGACGCCGCGAGGGCAGTCGGTCGCGTTCGACGTGCAGGCGTATCTGCGCACCGACCCGTCGGCGGCGGCGTCCTATGTTGTCCAGTTGCTTGCCGCCGCGATCATCACGACCGACGAAGCTCGATCGTTCCTCGGCATTCCGCCGTCGAGCACGTCGGCGCAACCTGGGAGGGTATGACGTGCTCCAGTTCACCGTAGACGTGACTGCCGCCGACGAGTCGGCGCGCACGATCGAAGGGCTCGCCGTGCCTTACGGCGACGTGGCCGTGCTCAACGGCACGCGCTACTCGTTCGCGCCGGGCTCGCTCGCGCTCGAACGTGCGCGCACGCCGCTTCTGCTCGGGCACGATCAGTCGCGCCCGGTGGGCGTGCTCGCCGCGACGACTGACCGCGACGGCGGGCTCGGCGTCCGGTTCGCGATCGACCGCACGCCCGACGGCGACGCGGCGCTAGCGCAGGCAGCGTCGGGCTCGCGTGGCGGGCTCTCGATCGGTGCCGAAGTGGACACCTACGACGAGGTAGGCGGCGTTCGCGTCGTTTCCGCCGCCCGCATCCTCGAAATCTCGCTCGTGTCGCTCGCGGCGTTCGCCGGGGCAGGCGTCGAATCAGTCGCCGCCGAGCACGAGCCCGAGCCCGACGACGACGACGCCGACGGCGACGACACCGAGGGCGATGAGCCCGAAACCGACAAGGAGAATCCCATGCAGGAAACGATCGAGGCGGGCAGCGCGCCCGTCATCATCGCCGCCGCCGCTCACCGCCCGCAGCTCTCGGCGGGCGCAATGGCGCTCGCGATCGCCGGGGCGCAGCGCGGCGAAATCGAGGCGACGAACC